ACGAGCAAAAAACTTCTTTGTATAATAGGACTGTTGGGCTCCGGTAGGATTGTCAATTAGGACGGAAGTATCGGCTCCCGTTGAACTAGAAAAATAAGCTTCGTCGGTTGCAACTAAATGAATTCCAAATCCATAGTTGTCATGAGTGCCAGCGACCCATTGCTCAACAATTCTGGTAACATCTAGTTCAATATCTTCATAGCCCTGTTCAAACGTAATTGTATAGGTTGAGCCCGGGTCCACCGTGAGATAATCTCCTCCGATGTTGGTCCAATCAACAGAATCAGTTGCTCTTAGCCAGTTAGCGGTACCGAGATCTTTGTATTCATCCATGTCGAGACCGGTGCCCTCGGTCCAAGACTGAGACACGGGAGTGACCGTCAAACTAAAATCTTGCGGTAAAGTAAAGGGATGGGCTGCATTGTGGACTCGTAAGTAGAACGAGACACTACCGGATGCCGGGATGGCGCCAGCTGTACGATCCGAGATGATAGAAGTAATAGGGAATCGCATAAGAGCGCGAGAAAGCTCTTGAGATTGTCCGGCAGATCCAGAGGTTTGTCCATAAATAGAGAAAATCTCAATGGAATCTGCATATCCCATATTAGATCCGGTGCCGCGAGTAGAGAGATCAGCTTCAAAAGCATTAGTGATAGTAGTGTCGGCATCTGCGACGTAACGAGCAATGGCCATTATCTAATTGTTCCTTGAATATCAGTATTAGGGAATTTTAACTCAAAAATGATTGTCTCGGAAGCCCTAATCATGCGCCCATCTGAGGACGTGTTACTATAAAAATTATAATTACTTTCAGAATAAGGTCCACCTTGCTTAGCGACAATTTGAACGTCATAGACATCTAAAATACCCGGTACTTTGAGTAACTCACGAAAAACATCCGAAATTAATATACTTTCGCCGATGTCATAAGGTCTACTATTGTAAAATGCCGACAAGCGATTATTGGCTTTATTCAGAGTAGTGTATCGATTAGCAGTGGCTTCCAGAGCAACCTGATATTTTATTCCAAAATTTACTATTTCTGCGTCTAAGATGTCCAATGTATCATTAACCATTCTATACTGTGCAAGCCAGCTTTTAACATTATTTTTCAAAGTAGAGTTTGAAGTAACGAGTTTTTCGCTACCATCAGTGGAAATAACATAAAGATTAAGGTTCCTCTTAAACTCATCAAAATCCTTCACAATGCGCGCGCGGTGAATTGCTCCAAAAGCCCCCGGCATGCCATATACAATGGCTTGATAATCTTCAGCTGTAACTGCTCGGTTCTGCGCAGCAAAATGTCCTCGTACGCGTTCTCGTACTTCGGTAGCCGAGGGAAGACTGATACTTCCCACAAAAGGCTGCTCGTTGGTTACTTCAAGAGACGCCGCTACACTATCGCGAGTGGTGCTCGAAAGATTCGCTTGATCAGCAAATCGAAAAGTAGCATTTGTCACACTTGTAACAGTATTAACGGCCGCATTAACATCCCGATTGGAGTTCAATCGATAAGAAATCCGCAACTTAGTGTTTGCAGGAGCAATTCCAAACTTATCAGTGCTTATAAGCTTGGTGGGATCAAAATCGCTATCAGTAATATAGTTTCTCCCATTTAAGTCCAGCATCAAAGATGTAGGATCAAGAACGGAATTACTTAAGAGTTCCGAATCGGAGCCATATCCGAATTGTAAAAATGATTCAGTTGATGTTTGTTCTAACACAAAGCGGCGAGCTACTGGGACAGCCTTTAAGATGCTAGCCACAGTGGAAGTATTTGGATCAGTATTACGAATGGCCTTGTAGATGGTATTTTGTGATAAATTATCCACTTGATAATACTCGTGACCCTCAGTATCAACGACGCTCATGATCTCAGCCACATTTACACTGGAGAGATTTATTTTCAAGAAACGTTGAAAATTCCCAATAGTGCGTTCTTCCACGGCTGAGTGCCCAGATACGGCGCGCCCTAAGGAACGGATAATATAAGAAGTGGCATCTCCATTAGTCGCGTTTGCTTCGCCGGCAACGATCTGATTAAAGGGTTTGGAAAAATCCACGTCTTCCAAAAGAGTATAAGACCCCCCGCCGGTGGCGCCCAGGACAGATCCTGCGCGTAAGACACCAGCATATTTCATATCGGGTCCACCACCAACACCAGCTGCGGGCACCTTAATATAGAACGTCAGTATTCCATAGGAAGAAGGACTTGCTGGAAGCCTAAACCCAAGCTGGCGGGCGTGACGCACGACATTGCTGTATTGAATTGCGGAATCTAAAAATCCCTCATTTGCCTGATAGTCTACATAAAAAGATAAGACATCGCCAACATAGGCGACAGTGTCCAGCATCAGCGAGCCAAAAGAAGCTTCACTAAAGTCTTTGTAAGTATTGGGATAATATCGTTTTGCGTAATTTTCGAGGTCGCGACGGATCGAATCAAAATCGCGGCTCGTATAATCTATGGCTTGTAGTTTCTTTGGCATTGCAAAAGTCCGTTATTAATTAGTTCTAAAATCCAATTTGCAGGGCAGTAGTTACCTGCAAGGGAAGAATTGTAAATTGTATGGTAATTGATAATTGATGTGGATGGAGGTCCAGTTCATGTTCTGGGATTGAAAAATCAATCTTATTGAGCTGTATAAAGGGTAAGTAAGTTTGAGTTTGTTGAAGTATACGATCATTAATATCAGCATAAGTGCGAGGACCATTATTTTCAAAGAGATAGTGTTTGAGTCCCACTCCGAAATCCGGATTCATGATTCGCTCGCCGGGGCTTGTGAGCAAAAGCATTTTAAAATTTTGCTTGGCTAGGGCTGTGTAGTTTTTAATTAATCCATAAGCACCATCAACGTCGCTAACCATCAAGGGCAATCTAGGCGATAATCCAGACATTCTATTCTCTCCTTTCTATAATTAACATCGTTCTCCAGATTGTTCCTCAGAAACATTTATCGATCCATCGGTGGCGCTTCCATCTTCATCGGGAGTAAGGGCGTCTTCCAGTTCTTTGCCCAACAACATCAGCAGAAGGTATACAATACCGAAAGGTCCGGGAGGCAACATCAGAAGACCCAAGAGTGTGCCAGTGAAGTCCACCCCATCCATGCTGAACTTGGGGAATATGGCACCTCTCAGATCATCCGGAATAGTGTTGCGGGGATCGCGGGGATCATTGTCGCCTTCCACATATGTAAGTAGCGGAAAGAGAGGATCCGATCCAGGTACCACGGGATTACCAATGAAGGCAGCCAAGCTGTTTGATCCGGGTCCGATGCCAGGGCCGCCGCCCGGATTGCCAACAAAATTCTCCCAATCGGGAGAGTTCGGCGCCGGGGGAGATTGAGAGGCACCCTCTCCAAGGTTAAACCCGATCGCCGCCTCAGCCATTCCCATCTCCAAGAGACAGAACAACAGCTTCATAATATCTTCGCCCTTGATATTGGGTAAAATACCGCCCCCAGTTCCGGCTTCCGCCGCTAAGCGAGCTTGGGCTTGCTCGGTCAGGGCTTGTTCTAGAGCAGCCCATGTATCAGATCCCACAATACCGTCAATATTAATACTAGCGTAGGTTTGAAGCGCTTCAACAGAAGCCTTTGTGGCGATGCCGAATCGTCCGTCCACTCCCTGAGGATATACAAATGTTCCCCCGGACGGTTGGTTCGCAGCCAATTCCTCTAGCTTAGCTTGTAAAATACGTACGTCTTCGTTTACTACATCAGGTCCAGGCGCGGTGAAGCTAAGCAGGCTGCTGGTAGGCAATTCGGCGAGGGATGCTTGGAGTTCCGCGGCGTGTGCATCAAGATCGGCTTGATTGAGGGTAGTTCCATGCTGGGCGGTGCTATATCGCGCGACTTTATTCGCTTCGAGGCGGGTGATAAGAGCGCCCGATGTAACTCTTGTGGCTTCCTCCCAAGATTTATTAGCGGCGCGCTTTCGAGTTAACCAAAAAGTCTCATCGCCAGCGATGTTGGTGAATGTAGCATAATCATTGACGACGTCTCCTGGAATTTTATATTCCACCAATCCGCGGAGTTGTTCGGGGAGAAGATCATAATAGTCAGCTGCATTGAGCGGCACTGCGTTCACTTCCAAGTCAGCCGTATTGATGCCGGTGGCGCCGCCGCCGGGTGGGAGAGGGGTCCATTTTGTTGTAAAGCCTCGCTTTCGGACCATCCATTCTCCTCCGGGTACTCGGGCATACTCTAGCTCGGGGTCATCATCATATGTATACATCTGTGTGCCTGCTGGCGCGTTATCGGCATATGCAAAACCGTCTTGCCCTGCTGCCGGCGGCGCCTGCCCTGCTTGTGGCGTGGGTCCGTCTCGAAGAAATTTAACCGGCGGGGAGACGTCCATACCCTTGGCCATTCCATTGAAAACATGAGCAGTGATCTCTCGGATGATCTTTGTGATTCCCACATGAGGGTCCATTGTTTCGGCAACACCACGTAAAATGTTAATGGGGGTTTCGATGAGCATCTTAAGAATAAAATCTCTCGCTGATGTCGTCAGACCGGCGAGGGGATCGAGTGGATCCAGGCTTGCGGCTGCAAGAGCCTGGGGAGAAACCGTGGGGGCTGGGGGTTGCGGTGTCTGGTTGAGAATAGAATCAACATATATCCCAAGGCAGCGATCTTTTGCGCCTTGTAAAATATTATCCATTTTAGGGAAGAAGTTGCTTGTCAAATAAAAGTTCTCTAATATTGGAATCAAAGAGGTCACCGAACGGTTGATCGACCTATCAAAATAATCCTTGAATACTGGGTCACTGACAATAAGCTCCAGTTCTGAGTCTGTAACTGTGGTGCCATAGCTAGATAACAATGTCTGTAGTACGGGGCGCATAGCAGTAACGATTCTTGATGACCCATCCGACTGCGTTTCAAGTATGGTTGTTTGACTCTCCTCCTGGTTATCTATAGAGGCTTTGAGGTCTAGTTCTGTATCCAACGATGTCAAGACGTATCGACTTATATTTTCCCATCCCGCGAGGCGGTGATCAACTCTTGTCTTACCGACCCCCAGGTCGTTGTAGAATGGCTCTGTGCCACCAAAGATATCAGCAAGAGACTCGGGCTGGTCGCCGCGCATGGTCGATGCCACGGCGGGGAAATAATAAACAATATTATACTTAAATCTTAAATTTGTAAAGGTGTACGTTGAATCGGTAGGTACAAATTCAGCGACGTCAGGGTT